CAAACTGCGACTGCCTGGGCGGGTGTGTCCGCCGTTCCATCTTCGATCACGATAGGGATACATCGGCTGACAAACTCTTCTCTGGTCTCGTTCTCGCCTGGCTCCGGCATATACACCTCCATAACGTTAAAACGGCGTAGCCTCCCGCATGGGGATCGCTACGCCGCTTATAAGCCTTTGACGTTTTACCTACCGCACCCTTTCGCTCTGCTTCTCCAGCCTCGGCTATCCTGTGGGGTAGGCTATTCAGTTGTCAGGATAATAACATATAACAATACGCCTTGTCAACTATCACAGGTTCAGCTTCTTCAGCAGGCGGTCAACCCACTGGTTGTAAATGGTCGTGATCCTGGCCTGCTTATCCTGGGCAACGTCCAGCAGCTTCTTCCAGCCAATGCGCTCCATCGCCCGCGCCTGTTCCTTACCGTGTACCCACTTGGCGTATGATGCACGGTTGGCGATGGTGGTACGCATATTCTCGGACTTGACCGTCCACTGAGTACCGAGCCGCTCGCTGCTCAACGTGTTCCTGTTCCCGTACTGCATACCGCGTCCACGAATGTAGTATGGAACGGGCGGCGAGTTGCCCGGACCAGGTGAAGGGTAAACCCGCAGCCCCTTCTCCTTCAGTATCTCATTAGACGCCTCGTTGCCAGCCTGCTCAACCGTCTTACCCACTTCCTTCGGGAACTGCTGGAGCGCCTTCATCAGCTTGTCAAGGCCGACTATCTCAATCTTGATACTATCATCTGCCATCATCCACCTATCCGGGTTGTGTAGCTTGTCCAGCAGCGGCAATTGACGTGCCGGGGCGGATACCCATCCGCGTACACGCTCTCCTCGGGGTAGAAGCCCTTGCCCTGCTCGACCTCGATCCCATTCAGCGGACCGCACAGCGGGCATACCAGCGCATCATTGTTCGTGTACCAGGTCTCGATCACCTTGACATCGGGGTATTCCTTCTTGAGCTGCTCGGCGCCCAGCTTGTTACCCTGGGCATACGTCCGGGTCGTTTCCGTGACCGCTATCCTGAGAGCCCTTGCGTCCTCGAAGGGCAGCATCCGAACAACATCGCCGATCGTGAAGCCGGGCGTCTCAACAAACGTGCTTATCGCCTGGCGTATCAAGTCCCGGCTGGTTGCATCCACCGTCTTGACTATCAAGCCCGCATTCTTCTTCGCCCACTTCAACACCTGCTTATTGATGCCAGAATAGTCAAGCGGGATGCCAACCATCTCACTAAACAGTTCGGCGCCATCGCCCACGCCCTGGAGCAGCAGGCGTATCATCTCGGCGTCATATTCGTCATCGTAGAAGAAGTCGGAGCCGATCCACTCGTCCAGGTTGATCGCCTTGCGTGGGTGGAATACGGTATATAGCTCGATACGCCTGGCAGCCTTCTCGGTAAGCCTGCGGAAGTATGCCCTGGTTGCGGCGAGCAGCTTATTCTCAAACACAGTTTTCTTACGCTTGCCCGGCTCCCTGGCGTCCCGCTGCTTGACTTCTTCCGGCACCTCGAAGCCCCAGGCGTGCAGAAACTCGGCTGTGGTAAGGATCAGGTCGTCAAGGTTGTCAGTCATCCCTCTCCCTATCCCTCATCGCCAGCGCCACAGAACGCAGCGCCTCGGTTAGTTCGGCAACGCTCTTGGCATCCGGCTTGCCATTCGTACCCCGGAACACAGCCCGCACGTCATCGGCGGTGGTGGCAGTCTCAAGCCCGGCATTGATCCGCTGGGCGTCCGCAGTGGTGATATGGTCGCTCACAAATGATACCAGCGCCTTATCACCTCTGGCCAGCGCCTTCAATGACTTACGCTCCCACCGCTTCAGATCCGCCTTGGCTTCCTGGTCATCCTCGTCCGGCTCGTCCTCCTCATCATCGCTGGCTGGCTTACCCTGGAGCTGCTGTACCATCTGCTCGGCACGTGCCTCCTTCTCCAGTACAGCCTTCTCAAGTTCCGCCCGCTGCTCATCGGTAAGCTCAAAGCCCAGGATGTCCATCGCCATCAGAAGCGGGACACCTGCGGCGGTCATCTGCTGTAAGGCAACCGACCTCGCCGCCTCATCCTCCTGCATGGCGTCCAGCGTCTCAGGCATGAAGCGGAATAGCATGCCCTCCTTCTTGAATATCTGCTCGTTCAATACCGAGGCGATAAAGCTGCACTCAGGTATAACCGTCTTGGTAAGGAAGTTCAGGTCATCTTGCTGGCTGGTCGCATAGTTGGCAGCGTTGGCGAATAGGATGCTCATCGGGATACCCAGGGCAACCGCCACATCTTCCCGCTTGTCTGCGCTCAGGCTGACGTTCTCCAGCTCCTTCATGCCCTCGCCTATCACAACGGGCGTGATAGCATCAGCGTTGATCACCTGCGCCCCGAATGCGTTCTTGACGCCGCCTACCACATTGCGCCACCAGTCTGATAGCTTCTGGCGCTCGGCTTCCTTCGGCATCCCCTGGACCGTGAGCAGCATCGACTTGATAGCGCCACGCTTGAAGAAGCTCGCCGCGAATACGTCCACGTTCAGCAGCACCCCGCTCGCATTGGCTGCAGCCTGAGCAGGGAAGTTATACGCAGGCCCGATCTCCACGTATGGATCTGGCGGCCAGAAGTATACGTAGTCCTCGACCTTGAAGCGTTTCTCCACATTATTCACCGGGCGCTTGAAGCCTTCCAGCCCACGCTCTGGGTCAATGATCGGCGTAACGGATGTCGGTAGGTGGTAGCGCAGCCCCTTAGTGGCAACCTGCGACTTCTCCCGAAATAGGTAGGCACAACCAGCCACGACCAGCGAGGCCTCGACCAGCTCCAGCAATGCGAACGGGTTAGGCATGAAGTTGACTTTATTCTGCCAGTCGCCGGAGTAGTCCACCTGCGTCTTACCCTTGAGCAGCTCAAACGGCATAGTGCTGATCGCATTCATGCGCAGCTGCACCGCCCGGTACAGCGTGGGAATGAACTTGTAATACTCCCTGGTCTCGGTCTTGGTATCATCGCCGGATAGGATGGTCCAGCCCTCGTTACCCTCCCAGATGTCTACCGCCTTCTGCCCGTCCATGTAGATTAACTTATTAGCCATGATGATCCTCCAACCGACTCCCAGGCAATAGCCATCGCCATTACGGTGTCATCGTGCAGCCCTTCCGGGGCGGCATACTTCCACGATCCGCTCGGCGTGCGTTGTCCCTCGTATGATTGCAGCTCCCCAACCTGGATAGGGTCGGGCAGTATTGTTATCTCTCCATGCTCAAACGCCGCTTGAAGCTGCTGTATGGCGGCCTGCTTGGTCCCGCTTGTAGTCGTGAAGGGGATAATGGATAACCCCCGGTCTACCATCGCCTCGATGACCGACTGCCCGATGCTGTTGGCCTCGATCACCATTGCGTCAAGGTTGAAGCGCCGGTACAACGCATCCAGCCTATCTTCTAGCACCGAGTAGTCAACCCGGTTGAAGCGGTCCATGAATACCTGCTCTTTGCTCTCCACATCGAACACGCTTACCACCGTGAAGTCGACCAGCGTTGCCACGTCTACACCGGCGATGTACTGCCGCCCTTCTCTGGCGCTGTCCAGCTCGGTAGCTGTGGCGCACTCCATCACCCGCCGGAACACACCGCCAGCGTCATCAAGGAACTGCGCCTCGTACTCCTGTAAGAATATCCGCTCTGGTAATGAGTGCCTGGCGGCTTCGATCTCATCCGGTACGATGTATGGGTTGCTGCTGGTCGGGTAGTGGAAGGATGCCCACTCATCGCCACCATCAAGGCCACGCTGGAAGTGACGCCAGAACCAGTTATGCCCTTTGGGAGTGCTGATAAATAATGCCTTCCCCTGGCGATCTGATAGCGATGGGCGCAGCGCCTCCACCCAGGCGGCTTCCTTCATGAATGCGCACTCATCCAGCACAACGAAGTCGAGCCCCTCACCGCGCAGGCTGTTCGGGTCATCCGCTGACCGAACCTGCACAGATCCACCACCGGGCAGGATAACCTGGCGATCTACCAGCCGCACCTCTGCGCCTATCTTGGAGCCGATACGCTTCAGCGGTCGCCAGCCTACCTCAGATGTCTTATAAGATGGGGACACCCACCAGGCACGCCCGCCCTGGCTGGCAATGTCCAGGCACTCGTTGACGCCCAGACGTGTCTTACCCCAGCGCCGACCGGCTGCTAATACCTTGAAGCGCGCCTGGCTCTTGTGTACCACCGCCTGCCCTGGATGCGGGTTAGCCTTAAGCGTTATCGTTTGTGTCGTCATCCCAGCTTACCATCAAGTTAATGCTGCCTGAGTGGTCATATTCCTGTCGCTCCACATAACCACGATGCTTACCGATAGTTTTTAGCGTAAAGATGATAGCAGTAATATTGCCTTTTCTCACCTCAGACTTTAATTTGCTCTCAGTAAAATCAACGAATTTCTCCCTTGCATCTTCAAGGGCAATCTTCAATTCTTTATGCTTTTGTATCTTGCGGTAAATAGTCGAGCGATCAACGCCAAACGACTCAGCAACTTCAGACACATTGCCATCTTTCTGTTCTATCGCTTTCTTTACTTGCTTAACTGTTAGCGCCATTTTTTAATATGTTGCATTTTGTTGCAACACCACTCTTACCTCTAATCCTAACCAATCCAAAAGTACCTTCACCTGCGGTATGCAGTCCTCGGGCATGTTGAGTAGCACATTAACCGTGCCATCCGCCATAGTCCTGATCTGGCGCAACTCAGCCCGCACCTCTACCGCCTTGATCTCTTCTGTCACCGCTCCGCCTGTATCCACATGTACTTTTCCAGCGTGTTACCGCCGGTCACGTACTTGCACTCGATCCGGTAAAACACGCCCTCGGTAAGCGCAGTCAGCGGCGGCAGGGTGATGTATCTCCCGCTGATCGTGGCAGCGCCCGCAGGCATCACGGTTGCAGTTACATCGGTGTACTTGTTTGTATGCTTGTTGAAGCTGTACGCCTTGACCGATGTAACGCTGGACGGAATGAGGTAGTCACCCGCCACGTCAATGTCGCTGGTCAGCATCACCCAGGAGCGGCTCTCGTCAATGCCCTGGACCTGCGTGCCTTCTAGTATCTCTCTTGTGATTGGCATAATATATCCTTATGTTACTACAACATGATCAGTCGGGCATGTTACTACTACCGGATCTGCCGGGCATGTGACGTACACGTAGTCATCCGGGCAGGTGACAGTGGTAGTTCCTACCCAGGGCGGCAAGCTGGTGCTGCTCGATGACGTGGAAGAAGTCGATGAGGAGGTCGAGCTGCTGGACGTTGACGAACTTGTGGTTGACGAGCTTGTGCTTGACGTTGACGAACTGGTTGTACTGGAACTCGTTGAACTGGAGGTTGAACTTGAAGTTGATGAACTCGAAGTGGAACTCGACGTTGATGAACTGGTCGAACTCGATGTTGACGATGATGTGGAACTCGAAGTTGACGAACTCGAAGTCGAGGAACTTGTCGAACTTGAACTGCTGGAGGTCGAACTTGACGAACTGATCGAGGTCGATGAGCTGGTCGAAGACGAAGTGCTGCTGCTTGAAGTCGAAGAAGAAGTCGATGAACTGGTTGACGATGATGTTGAACTTGAACTTGTCGAACTGGAGGTGCTGGACGAGGTTGAACTTGACGTACTGCTGCTTGTCGAGCTTGA